CTTGTTCTTGTGCTGACTTTTGTTCAACGTCTTCAGCAGCACCTTTAATTTTCCATTCTGCCATAATTTAATAATATATAATAGTTAATAATTTTTATTTAGGTTCAAATCTGCTAAGGTCTATACCACCTAAAACATCATTTCCACTAGATTCAAAAGCTTTTTTGGGCTCAGGGTTTGATACTGGCTTTTGCAACTCTATTTGTTTTTTTGCATCAAGCTCCATTCCTTTAAGCTTCATATTCAAATCAAATTCATATTGCATCAGCTCGCGTTTTGTTTGCGCTTCTGATTCTAATTTTTGAATATCAAGTTGAGATTGTAATTGGGCTAATTTGCCTTTAGCTTCAACCTTCATATTTTCAGCTTGAGCTTTAGCCATTTCAGCGGCTTGAGCAGCTTGGGCATTAGCTTGCGATTGTGCTGCAATATTTCTTTCTGCTTTTAATTGGTCTGTAGCCTCCTTCTTAGCTCTTCTGTATTTTAATAGTTGATTAGCTAGTTTTATGTTTTTTACTTGTCTTATATCAATTATATCTTCAAGATGTATTTGATCTCTTGACAATGCTACTTGTATATTATTTTCTACAAGTTGTTTTTCATCTTCATCTGGATCTAGCTCTAAGAAAATGCCAAAGTCATGCATATGTAAATTATCCATTTCTTTTAAAGCACCCACACTAAATCTTCCGATACCTCCAATCATCGCATCTCTTTGTGGATGATACGCCAGCACGTCTTTTATTCTTACAGATATAGCTTCTGCTAAAGTACTTGTAATGTATAAAGAACTATGTAATATATGCCTAGTTGCTGTATTAGAATTTGCAGCAGCCAATTTTTGTACACCTACTAAAGCATATGGGTCTGGATCAGATCCATCTCTTGCTTCATTTAATCCGGTAACATCGCGAAGCATTTGCAAATAATAATTATATGCTTGTATTAATGCTTGGCTTTGTTGTCCGCCACCACCAGGTAATTCCTGTATTGGTACTTTGCCAGGGTTCATATCGCCATCAACAGTCATAGACCTTCCTATAACTGATCCTGTTTGGAAATATAAGTTTAAAGCTTCTTGCGGATTATAATTTGTGCCATTACCTAAATCAATTTCAGCTAATCCATCGGCATCTAAATAAACACCAGATGGTGTCATTCTTTGAATTACTTGCTGCAGTTTTAAATGTGTAAGCTGTATTAAATCAGCATAAGTAACCATTCTGCTAACTAAGCTTTCAATTTTACCCTTATACATTCTAGGCGCACTAACAACATAATTCATCATTACTTTGTTAATGTTAGAATCGGGTCTAACCATATTAGTAGCTTTTTGCCACTTTAAAAGTTTGTTAGAACCTAATACTAATACGCCTTCGTATATAGTTTCCATAGCCTGAGCTACTTTTTCAAATCTAGTTCTTTGGTCTTTAGGAGGGTTAAACTTATCATCTTTCTTTATAGCTTTTTTGGCTCCTGTAGATGTTTCTTTTATTTTATATACACTTTGTTCCCAAGTCTTCCAATTAAAATATAATACAGTTAATGTATTTGTATCAAACGTATCGTTTGAATCATTGTCTATATAATCGTAATTATTATAATTAGAAGATTTTTTTACAATGTCTTCAAACTCTTCATCTGTTAATTCTGGAAATTGTTTTTTAAGCTCATTAGATTTAATTTGCTTAACTTCACCAAAATAATATACATCATCAAAATTAGGATCTTCAGTGTACGAATATATTAAATTTGATGGGTCAACATATTCTAATTTTATACCGTCTGTATTATTAAATGTATGCTTGGCAGCTGCAATACCTAAAACAGTTTGATCGTAATCACATCTCTTTTTTATTTCGTGATAAGCGTTTCGTTTAAAAGTATTATCAATAGCTTGCTCATGAGCTAATTCAATAGATTGTTTATAACCTATTTGCATATGAAGCTCTAACTCTTCTTTATTAGACGGTAGATCTTCTTGCTTTACATTTCTTACATCAACACCTAAAGTTTCATCTATTTGTGTAATTAACTCTTGAGTATTCATATCCTCAAGCATCATTTCTACAAAATTAGTTCTTTCCTTAACAGATGTTGGGTCTTGCGCAAAAGCTTTAACTGTAAATAATCTATCCTGCATACCATTAACAACTATATCTACAAACTTAGGTATAATTGGCACTGGTTTCCAATCTAAATTAAGATAAGATAAATCTCCATTTACAGAAAATTCATCTTTATATTTCTGAACAGATTGCTCACCTCTGGCATATAATCTTAGTTTATGAAAGTCTCGTTGATTTTGTACGAACCTTCCCGTGCCAGATGATTTTCTAAACCATTCGTTTTGTATACCCCGGGCCACTTCCATTCCGTAGTCTTTGCTAGATTTAGTAGCATCGTCAACCGATTGGCTGGGAAATTGGGTAACTTGTCCTGTAGCTTCTGCCATTTTTTATTGTATTATTTTACTTTTTGAACCTTGGTTATTATATCGTGAAAACCCAAAGTCTATTTTCTTAACTTGTCTTGCGGTTTTAGACGCATATAAATGTCTTTGGCATGCCATTATAGCAAGGCCAGAACTTATAGATGCATCAAACTTTGTTCTTTTGTTAATATCAAATTTAGCCCAGTCTTCCAAAGTTCTTTGAAAATACATTCTACCGCAATCTCCGTTTTCTTTTAACCCAACGTGGGTTTCAATATAGCTTTCAATTGCAGCCGCGTGGGCTTGTCTTATATCTTCTGAAGTATTAGGTATACCACCTAATTCTTTTTCTGTTACAGATAATTTATTTCTAGGTCTATCAGGTCTATTCATTGAATATCCCCTATAGCCTCTTCTTTTGATATGATATAATAATCTAGGTTTATTATTTTCAGCAAGTATTGGCATACCGTAAAATATCATCGCCATAAGTACGTCTTCAAAAAATATTTCAGCTGTTTGTGGTCTAGCAACATATTCTAAAAAGAATTGACTAGACGGTACATCTGAAAGCATACTAAATGTAGTAAGCCCGTGAAGCGCACCATTAGATCCGCTACCATCAGTTGTTCCGCTAATATCATAGCTATCACAACCAAAAGCACCTAAATCTTTATTGCCTGGGTATTTAATACCGTTTTTTACTATTATATTATTTTGCATTTCAACTGGTGGAATCCAAGACAGTTTAAATCTACCTGTTTTGTTTGGATAAAATTCTACTATAGAATCTTTAACTCCATTCTTCCAATTAAATGATCCACGGGTTACATAACCCTTCATTGTCATTTCTTCGTTGAAATCTATTTGCTCATATATTTTATTTAAATTGAATAAAGACTTTTCTATTTCATCTCTAAAGGCGTGCTTTTCGCTTCTTGGAAACTGTCTATAAAATTCATTTAAAGCATCATTATTCCCTTTAAGTCCATCTGCTTCATTCTCCCAATGATCGATAACTCCATACCTGATAAGCTCTCCGTCGATTCCTTCAATAGGTTTTTCTGGACTATCGAATACAGGAAATCCATATTTGTCAATGAACCCTTCATAGTTCCACTCCATAGGTATGAACAAAGAGTATAGTCCACTAGCAGTCTGCCCATTGCGGTTTCGGTTTTCAACTTTTGAATCATTATATAATTTTTTAAAGTTATTACCACCCTTATCTAGAGCATTTGATGTAGACCCCATCATACATTTACCAACAACTTTTGCTCCTAGCCTTAAACAGGTTTTAGTAACACGCCAGTTATTTAATATATTATCGGGTTTTTCCCATTTACCAGATTCATCGTGAACTAGTAATTTTAATTTCTCACCATCGTAGGAGTTATCGCCTGTGTTCTTCCAGTCAATTGTAGTGTCCAATCCTTCGCCAACCTGTACTTCGTTTTGATCAGTTGCTTTGAGTGAATTTCTTGTAAGCCTTTTAGATGGTATTTTGTAGGAAAGTTCTGTTTTAGGTCTTTCCATACCGTCTTGTATTGGCTTAAAGAAGAACGGGTAGTTGATCGATATAGGTACAATCTTGTCGGTAAACATTTTTTTTGCATCTCCACCGCTTTTGGATAATACCCCAAATCTTGCATCCTTTGATATTGTAGCTTGATTAACTGTTTCTGCGCTTGCCATAAAGGAGAAGCCACTCCGTCTATTTTTGAGGTAGCACATTCCGTAGCACCTGTAATCTGCTTTGCAAGCTTCCCAAAAATAAAAGAATATTTTATTTGATTGTCTGAACTCAGGCGCACCAACATCAATTTTTGTCCAGTTAAGGTACATATAATGCGTTCCTGTAATGTAGGTTGCTGTGCCGTTGCACATAAACCAGTAGCCATCATTGCGATAATCAAACTCCGAATTAATATATTCGTAATATTTTTCTTTAATTTCATCTGGATATAATTGAAAATCATGTATTGATTTAATTTTTGATAGCGTAGCGGGTTTTAAGGTTTGCTTAAAAACTTGATCTTCAGGTTTTTCGCTATTTGAATATACTTCTTTTGGCATTGCAGGAAGTGCAATACGCAATCCTTGTACTTCAAAAATTTCACCTATAGTTCCATCTTTACTTATTACTACACAATCAAGATCGTCATTATAACCGTACTTGTAATTTTTTAGCTTGTTGTTTCTTTTTACATTTTTAGTAGATAAATGCGCGGAGTGTATAGCATATAGATTTTGTTTATACATTACTTAACTCTGTTTTCTACACCATAAAAACTGTCCTTAGCAGTCTTAGGTGATTCGTTCATCATTTCATTTATTTCTTCTACTCTTTGTAAAAGGGCAATAGCGTCTTCCATTGCAAGCCTATAAGCCGAGGCTGATATTTTTACTTTTTCAGGATCTAGCTCGTCTGGATCCATTCTCTTATTCATTACCTTTATTAATTCATCAATTGAATTTTCAGCGGCATCAAGAATAAGTTTGCGTTTCTTTTTTATGTCCATAGTTGATAGTTATTTCCGTTGATAAAATTCTATATAATTTTTTATCATCTATGTTAAATTCGTATTCAGATTCTGGCGTAAAGCCCACAATATCTCCACAGGACAATCCTAACGAGCTTAAATAGTCGTTAGTATATGTAAGCACTCCCAAAAGTTTTTGCTCGCTCTCGGTGCTCCATATGTCTTCGTTTTCTAAAGGTTTTACAAAACAATACATATTTGGGCAATGCCATTTGCCATTTTGATTATATGCAAACAACTGATCAGGTGATACTGAGTATCTATCTTCGTCTATATAATTACCTGAGTTTCTTTCATTACCTCTAACATCATACCATCTTCTAAATACATTATGATGTATTATAACTTGATCCCCTTTTTTTATGGGAGTTTTAATATTTATAGGTGTGCTTATTACCGTACCAATTCGATTTACAAATTCGTAATCTCTTTCTGTTATTTCAGTATTTAATATAAGCTCTTTACCATCGACAGATGTTTTGTTATTGTACCTTTCATTTGTTGATATAATATAATTGTATAATGACTTCATTTAATAATCTAAATTGTATTCTATAGACACAGCCATATTTTTATTAAAATGTTTCCAGGGTAATTGTGATCCCTTCTTTTCAATGTATATCTGAAAAGAACCTTCTTGTTCAATTATATCGCAAATCTTATGCCCTCCGTAAACTTCCTGGCCTACAGAATAATGCATAGCCTCATTTTTATAGTCTTGGCCTATGCTAATTTTTCTAATTAATTTCATTTAATTTATTTTAGTATGTCCATATAGTGGTTTCAGGTGCCCCTGGATAACCAATGCCTACGTGCACAAAATTATTTTTTCTTGATATACCTATGCGAGTAAATCCTACTTTAATAGCAGCTTTAACTAATTTAAAAGTTGCCTCACCGCCTACACATGCAATATCAACTGCGGCCCCATAAGCGTGCTCGCCTGGTTTAGATTTCTTAGCTTCTATAGGGTGATCAGGACTTCTATAAGTTGATGTTAATTTAATTGGGTATCCATACTCCTCTCTTAACTCATCTAGCATAGCTAGTAGAACTGGATTCATTTCATCAAATTCACTAAATTCGGATTCTTCGAAATATTTCATTTTTTATTTCTATCTTTTAATTTAATATAAATATTCATCCCAGTATATATTATTGTCATAACTAACACTATAGTTTGCAATGTGGGGTTGATGTTAGGCATAGCCGAAAAGGCTACCGCTCCGACGTTTATGCCGTAAATTTTTAAATCGCTCATTATTTGTGTTTACTGTTTCCAAATACTTTTTCTACTCCGCGAGATCCAAAATAGCCACCAATGACAATAGTAAGCAAACCTGTAATTGAATCTAATGGGTAACCCATATACCATCCAGCTACATAGCTTATTGTTAAAAATACTAAAGTTAAAGGGCGCACATTGGCTGCAAGCCACGACCCTGAAGTCGCATCTGCAACCCAACGTTTAGTTGTGCCGTCTATTTCTGCTCTTTCTAAATCTAATTTTTTTAATGCAATTCTTTTATCTTCTTCGCTCATATCTGAGCCGCCAATAATAGCTTGTATTACTGAACCCACAGGTGTATCACCAGCTATCGCGCCTACGACGTTAGGAATCTTTTCTAATAAAAACTTCCCAACGCCGGTGTCTTTAAAACGTTTTTTAGCCATTTAATTTAATTTAAATATTACTCTAAGTAGCTTGCTGAGATATTGTATAAAAGAACTCAGGCGTGCCATCATCATCTGTGCATACTATTTGAATAAAGTTTTTAGCAGCAGAAGTATCATCATAGTCTCCGCTTAATTTAATTGCCTCTGTTGGAAAAGTAAGGGTGTTCCCACCACCTGCTCCAGTAGCTACAATTATTTTTACCATACCTATTTTATAATCTGTAAAAGAAAATGTTACTGCGTGGTTTGGAGTTATTCTGAATATTTGAGCACTGTTCCAGTCAATAGATACGGATGTGCCTGACGCTAAATTTGCCGAGGTTGTAAATTCTGGTGCTATAACACCTGATGTTATTTTTGTTAAAGCCATAATTTTTATTTAAAAGCCATATAGATGTATGTTCCTAAGTTTGCATTGAATCCTGCTCCTGCATCTGTTATTTGAAATCCTGTTGAATTAGGTTGCAATCCACCTGCTCCTAAAGTACCTTCTGATGCTGAAGTATTAGCAAACAAAAACTTACCTGTTGTTCCATCCATTCCCCTTGCGGAATCCATTATATACCATCCATATCCTGATGTATCTGTTCGCTTAATCATAATAAATTTTGGCTCAAAGCCTGTTGTTACAATCGGACCTGTACTTGAACCATTCCCTGTATAACTCCCTATCTTACTATATCCTGGAACTGAATGGAAACAGTAGGATATGAAATTCTTTGAGTTAGTGTTGGATGCAGTACTTGTACCAATGTTAAGTGTCGTAGCATTAGATGAACCTACCGTTGTACTTGAACCCATTGCGCCAGTATTAAATAATAAGTAATTTGTGTCGTTATTTCCAATAGACGCTCCAGTTATAAGCCAAACATCTGGAAAATCAAGTCCTTTAGTTATTACTATATCGGGGGCAGAGCTTAATCCGTGACCTACTGTTGTTCCGCCTGTTCCATTACCAGTATATTTAACAATACTAAACCCTGCTTCTGTATTGGCACTAACTTGACTGTCAATACTACCTTGTTCGTTTAAGACTGCCTCTCCACCGCCCTTGAATACCCAACCTACATAGGTTTGTCCACTTTGATGTGTTTCATAAGAACCTGTATATGTAGAGTGTGTTGAAGAACCTTCTACCAAAGTAAATCCATTAGAATCAAAAGAATTTAAATAGCCGTTTGTTCTTTGATATTGCTCTGCGTCTGTTCCATCGCTTCTTAACCAATTTGCTACACCTCTTACAGAATCAAAAATTCCATTGGAAGCTGCTAAACTTCTTGACTTAATCCAAACCAAATCAGGCTCAAAACCAACATTAGAAATATATTGAGTACCACCATTACCCTCATACAATACAGTCTTAAAGTTAGATGTATCTACTTCAGGCTTTTCGTTGTAAAGTTGTGTTACTTGACTACTTGTAAGGGCAGTTGAATAGATGCGTACTTGGTCAATGTCGCCATCGAAATTATTAGCACCATTTGCATTATAATTATTTCTGCCAATTTGTAACGTTGTTGAATTGCTATAAGTTCCGCTTGTAGATGTAATTGTTCCTACTAAACTACCATCTTTATACGCTTTAACGCTTGTGTTATCTTTTGTAATTACAACGTGATGCCAATTACCATCCGCCATTCCTGGCACAATTGAGTAGTCAAGGTAAGTTGTACTTGCTGAATTTCTGTGGTAAAAAAGAAGATTACCATCTGCAGAAAAATCAATTCTTACAAAAGCAACAGCACCGCTATTTGTATTTATAAAAGTTTGACCACCTGAACTATTGCTCGATTTTCCCCAAAAAGAAATTGTATAATCAGAATTTAATATGTTAGTTGAAATACCACTTTCAATATAACTTGTACTACCATTAAACACCGCTGCTTGACCATACCTTCCAAACCTGTATTCAACGTTTGATTCAGTGCCATCGTAAGCATAAGTTATATTAGTATCTGTTCCGTTATAGTTACCAGATAAATCTGTAGAATTACCATCTAATTGATATGTTGCAATTGCTGTTTTACCAGATGGAAATGACAGTGTACTAGTATCACTGACTGTTTCAGCGTATAAATTTAATACATCTGTAGAACTTAATGCGGTATTATATATTCTTACTTGGTCTATTTCCCCATTAAAATAATAAACTCTACTGCCAAACGCTCGCGCTACTCCAATACCAAATTGAGTCATATCCCAAGAATCGGTATATGCGCCGCTAAACACTTCTGTTCCGTTTTGATACATCTTCAATACACCGCTTTCTCTTGCAAATACTGCGTGATTCCAAGTGTCTTGACTATAAGTGGTATCCCCCTTTTTAGTAACAGTATCATCTGTAACCATTAAAACTTTTGGGCTTACATTTCCGTTTGCAGCAAACCATTGTGTCGTTGTAGAAAACAACGCGCCCTGTGAACTTCCTGAATTTTGATTAAACCAACAAGAAAAAGTAAAATCTCCTGTTCCAATACTTGGCAAAGAATTACTCGTTATATAACTACTACTCCCATTAAATACCGCACCCTCATTAAACTTACCAGTTGACTTAGCTGAGTCTTTACTATTATTATCTAATTTATAATATGCAGTATTAGCAATAGGGTAAGCAATATCGGTTGTTGTAGCCGTATACTCGCAAGCAATTTCGCCTGCACCATTGCCATAAAGTTTACCAACTTCTGTAGATGATAACGCTTTAGAGAATATTCTTACTTGGTCTATAGAGCCATTAAAATATTGAGTATTTAAATTACCTAAAGAACCTATATGAAAATTTGTATTACCTGCTCCGTAAGTGGGTGCTGTATATGTAGTACTACTGTCCTCCGAGCCATTGATATATAATTTTGTTGAATTTCCTGAACTATCAATAGTTAATGCAACGTGATGCCAAGTATTTGCTAATAAAGCAGTAGAACTTGTAATAACACCAACAGCCGTATTATAAGACAAATATCCCCCATCGTTTATTCTTAATCCCCATCCCGTGTTAGACGAGCTAAAATTAGAAACTATTTGCTGAAATCCACTTGTTGTTCCTAAGTTTATCCAAGCTGAAACGGATATAGTGTTAATATTAATAACGTTGCTTGAAACTTCTATCTCACTACTACTCCCATTAAACCTAGCGCCATATAATGATTTCCCTCCAACGCCAAAGTCTACGTTTGTAGGGGTTCCGTCATATCTATATGTTATATCTGTTTCTACACCATCATAAGCCGTAGTACCCATAGATTCTTTTGCACTACCATCTAGATTATAGTTTGCAATGCATCCAAATAAATGTGTGCCTACAGTTGAATTGTTTTCTTGGTATAATTGAGTAACTTGAGATGACGTAAGTGCTGTATTATATATTCTCACTTGGTCTAAATCTCCTTTATAATACTGTGTATTAAAATTACCATTTGTGCCTAAAGCCACGCCTGTAGTGCCACTTCCCCCATAAGAAGCAGAAGGTAATGACTGTGTACTTACTAATGAATTATCTATGTATATCTTTCTTTCTAAATTAGGAACATCTATCGTAACCGCAACGTGGTGCCATTGACTATCATTGAAAGTTTGAGTTGTAGTAAATGTCGTAGAATTGTTGCTATATCTTGTTAAAAAATATAGCGTACCATTAGTTAAATAATAAACATTTAAACTTATCCCAGCTCCCGCATAAACACTGTAGATAATACTATTACCTGAAATCCCTGTGTAAGAAGTATTCATCCAAAAAGAAACAGATTGTGAAACCTTTTGGTTTAATAAACCTGATAATCCACTTGAACCTGTACCAAGATTTATATAACTACTACTCCCATTAAATATAGCAGCTTCACCAAATTTACCTGAAGCACCTCCAACGTCTGAAGCATCATAATCTAAACCGTACAGGGCTACGCCGCTTCCGTCTTTAAATATATCTGTCGTATCTGTAAAACACGGACGTGAAAACGTATTAATTAATTGTGATGTTCCTATCATAACCAGGGAAAACTACTTGTTTCAGTACCTTTATTTAAATTAAATTTTTGTTGTATATCGTATTTAGCCATTTCTTCTCTTATACCATTCTTATACCAATCAATTAAATTTTGTTCAGTTAAATCTTGGTATTCTATAAAAGAATCCTCAGAAGGCATATCTAATAATATTTCATCATCCATATAGTGTGATTCGCCGCCCTCTGTACCGGTAATACGTATTTTAAAACTTTTTATATTGTTTAAAAAATTATCGTTATGTTTTTTTAATGACAATATTTGATATGTATATGAAATCATGATTTATGAATATGCTGTTACTGTTAATAAAGGAACATCTAAAAATGGGTATCCGGTACTGCTTCCGTCACGCCAAGTAGTCCAGTGGGCTCTTGCCTCATAGCTTGAGCTATACTCTCTAGCCATTACTTTTATATTTTTAGCCCCCGTCCAATCTGATTTTAATATTTTTCCATCTGTATAGTCTGTAGAGCTAACAGTTAAATCAAAAACCCAATTTATATAAACTAAATGATGACCATGATTACTACTCCCATAGCTACTTGCATTGGTAACAAAAGCACTATTTACCTCGTAGCCATCAAAATACAAACTCCAATGACATATGCCACTAAGGTCATGTGCCGCCCACTTCGCAATATACTCATAGTGCACATAATTAGTGCCATCAGGCAGTATGTAGTCTATGGAGCTACCCTGCATATCTTGGTAACTTGTAGTTAGGCTTATTGCAGAGGCTGTTCCCATAGTATAACTATTAGTAACCCCATGCACAGTTCTGCCGTCACCAATACCGCATATCATTTCTAAAGTATTATTAGAAGAAACTGCTGGAAATAAATCTGTAAAGTTACTCATATTTGAATGCTGTTATTTTTATCATAGGCTGTAGGTATTGAAATTCACCTGAAGCGCTTGTGCCCCCTCTCCAAATATTTGTATGGATAGTAGCTCTATAATACGGAGAGCTATGATCTCTTGCCATTACTTTTATTTCTTTAGGTGTTGTCCACCCCGCAAGCTTTCCGTTTGGTATATCATCGCTGCTTGCTGTTAAATCAAAAACAAATTCTACATATTGTGTAAATGATGCGTGATTATTAGAGTGGCTGCCACTATAATTGCCAGCTACGCTTTTTTGCGCGCGAGCAACTCGGGTTCCGTCTAAATACAAAGCAATATTGTGTATTCCAGATGATCCGTAATTTATATCGTGAGAATCAGACTTGTAAAAAAACTTATAAGAAACATAATTTGCTTCTGCAGGAGGTGTATATGTAATACTGCTTCCTGTTACATCAGCATAACTTGTGCTTAAAGTTTGTCTTGCCGTAACGTTACCAAACGTGTAAGTTCCAGAAGGTACTGTAACAGACCTTCCGTCTGCAATCCCGACTAAAGTTTCTAATATTGAATTAGAAGCGGGGGCTGGAAATAAATCTGTTAAATTACCCATTATTTTAAAGCTATTATTGTTAATGAAGGTATAGTATAAGCGTCGTCGCCCGCTGCGTTACCTCCATTATAATATCTATTATAATTAACAGCAACGCCGTAAGTGCTACTATACCTCCTAAACTTTACCTGTATTGTTTTATTTGAAGTCCAATTTGCAAATTCTCCATTAGCTGCATTATCTGAACTCGCTGTTAAATCAAAAACCCAATACATACTTTCGTTTCTGCCGCCGTGCGTATGGCCGTGGTTTCCTGAATAGTTTTCAGAAAAAGTTTTATTTGAATTTGTTATTCTGGTGCCATCAACATCTACATAAAAATGTGAAATACCAGAAGAGCCAATAGAGTGCCATTTAAAATCAAATTTGTAAAGTACTGATCGTGCATCTTCCGGTGGGGTATACGCTATTAAACTACCCGGCGCTTTTTGGTAAGAAGTTGTAGCGCTTGTTGTGCCCGTAACATTTTCTAATGCATAAGTACCTGAGCCAACAGTTATACTTCTACCATCAGCTGAGCCTTGTATAACCTCTAAAATATTACTCGAAGAGGCTGCTGGGAATGAGTCTGTTAGATTACCCATATTATTGTCCTATTATTACCCAGCCGTTTGTTGCGTCAGAGTATATTAATTCAAAACTTGCAGATGCCGTATCTAATGTTAAATCAGATGCGCTCCCCATTATATTACTACCATTTCTTGCGAGCACACAAGTTGCAACTCCAGATCTATTTGAAATCTTTATAGAATCACCTGAACTTGGGCTAGCTGGAAGCGTTAGTGTAAGGTTTGCTGTAAGTACATAAACTGAATTTGCAACAGCTGTTGTGTTTGTATTTATTACATATACAGTCGGTGCTGTATATGTATCAAAAGTTACAGCTCCAGTTTGACCATTAACACTTACTACAGGACTTGTTGTTAAGTTTGCACCTGATACAGATATTACTTCAACTATTTCACCAACCTCAGCGCCTTCTGTTAATACTATTCTAGTAGGACTAGTTAATAAGCTGTAATTTGCTTTAGCTTGATACACGCCCTGCACGAAGACCATTGTAAGCTCTTTTGCGCTTGGTGTACCGTTTGTTAAAGTAAAACTGGTTTGATCTGCAGTAGCCGTAAATGAATCTGAAACTAAATTTGTAGCTACAGCATTAACAGCAGCAGGAGCAATAGTTCCTGTTGTTTTAACTTCTATATAAGTGCCAGTTTCTGGGGCGTCTGTAAATGTTATTTGTGATCCAGCAATACTATAAGCATTTTTCTGCTGGTATACACCGTCTATATATACATCTGTATTATTTTCGCTTGTGGGCGCAGTACCTAAAGGTGAAAACTGCGTAGTTGATCCATCACCTGTAAACTGGTCTACGAATACAGAACCAACTTCTGTTATACTCGCAACAGTTGTAGTATGAACAACGTGCACATTGTTTGTACCTAATGCAGGAATTGAGCCTGCAGCAAAAGTAACATTTGCACCACTTACTGTATAGTTTGATGGGTATTGATATACTCCACTTACGTATACAGATATATTATCAATGTCTTCAATAGTGTCTGACAGTGTGAATGTAGCTTGAGATCCAGTACCACTAAACGTTTCTTTTACTATTTCTCCGCTTCCACCACCTGAACCAGCAATAGCACCCCATGCACCATCTGTATAGCCTTCAAATTGATTGTCAGTAGTATTATATCTGAACATTCCATTTGCAGCTGTTGGTCTTTGTGCTGTGGTACCAGCAGGAACTTGAATAGCATCAGTGTCATCAATATCAAGTGAAACAGCAGGCGAAGTAGTCCCTATACCTACGTTGCCATTTGGGTCTATGCGAAGCCTTTCTGTTTGATTTGTCTGGAATACTAAATTTCTTGAATTTAAAGCATTAAAGCCCCATTCTAAATTACCATCACTTGTTATAAGTTGTAAACCACCTTCGATATTATTATTACCAAACCCGGCTACTACTTCAGCGGTTGTTCCTGTGGTTTTTGTAGATAATTTATAGCTTGGCGAAGTAGTGCCTATTCCTACGTCGCCACTGGAGTTAATCCGCAGGCGTTCGGTGTTGTTAGTTTCAAAAGCAAGTGTGTTAGGGGTTGCTACAAGTTTAGCCCAGTTAGCAGTACCTACGCCATTTCTAAAAACAAGATTACTATAATCATTAACTGCCCTTGCATTTAAGGATAATACATTATTCGGGTTACCATCGGGGTCTACATTTAATTGGTCTCTAAATATACCAGTACCATCAACGTCTAATTTAGCACTAGGACTCGTAGTCCCTATTCCTACATTGCCGCCTAGATTTTGCAATATCAAGTCATAAGCTGTTGCACTACCATCAATTCTACCTACTTGAATGTTACCATTGCCATTACCAGTAACAAACTGTTGTATTCCATATTGTTCCCCAGAATTTAATATTCCGAATTGACCAAAAGCATCCCCCAAAACGATTTCACTTGATGATGGGTTGTCTCCTGATACAGTAAGAGTATTTTCAAAACTTGAGATACCTATTCCTAGCCTGTCATTAGTCGTATCCCAATGTAGGTTAGTATCTTGGGTAAGGGCACTTCCACTAGACCAAATAGCTAATTTATTAGCAGCTCCAGTCCCTGATATACCGGCTTGGTTTTCCCAATTACCAGTTGAACTATTATATTGTAATATTTGATCATTAGCTACACCTGTTATATTTACGTCGGTTAGATCGTTTATTGCAGCATCTGCGGCAACGCCACCTAAATTAGTAGCTGATAAACTTCTAAATATACCACCGGTTAATATTTTAGCTTGAGAAGAATTACCTAAATCTGTAGCGTTCCCCTTTACTATTAGCGCACCAAGATATATAGCTTGGCTAGATGTATTGTCTGCTTCTTGAAAATCTTCTAATAAGTAATTTTTTTCAGCCTCATCAATACTATTATAATCAGCTTTACCATAATAGGCAACTATTACATTAGTATTGTTAGGAAAATGAAATAGCCTTTGTACAGTATACTGCCCACCTGATACGCCTGTTAACGTGCCGTTGTTGTCGTATTTCGTAGGGTCAATAGCTGTATAACCAGCTCCTCCAGCACCATCATCTTTTGTAAAACCTGTAGCTGTACTAGAATACCTGTGGAATACAGGGGTGCTCGCTATATCGGAAACTAAATTAGGTTCTCCTGCGTCTATTTCATAATTTCTACCCAAAGCAAAAGATATACCTGCAGACCTATCAAGGCCCATGTTGTTACTAGAGTTAACAGTAAGCAAATGACCTGATTTTTTAAGAGGCCCAAAAACTTCAATAAACTCGGCAACGGTATTTCCGTTTGAATATGCAGGCCTGGGAAATGTTTTTACAAACCTAATGATGTTTTCAGAATGTACTACAGAACCTAGTACTATGTTGTTTCTCCACAGTGATGGAGATGGTATAGTTAAACTCTGTTGTATTGTACCTGCGCTGTCTACATAAATCCATGTATTCAATTGATCTGTATTTCCAGCGTCCCCTAGTGTATGTGTTACAGTTGTATTACTCCATTCAACTTTTTTAATTTCAGGGTGCGGATCAGAATTATCTTTATTCAGTATATTTATAACACCATCGCCCGCTGCTATATCAAACGTTGTGTTTGTATTTGTAGAAAGATCACCACCGTTTAATATTCCAGTTGGTATGTTTTCGGTTAAGTAATCAATGCTTAGATCGTGCCCGTGATACCGGAAATGTAAAGTGTCGTGTCCGTCTTCTGTAGAATAATATATTCCATTATCAAAAGTAGGGGTCGTAGATTGAGAGTTAACTAATTCAATAGTTTCGTTAACTTTTAAATCTTCACCAATGGTTACATCGTCAGGTAAACTTACCGTAAATGTTCTATCTGTTGACAAATCTTGTGCGCCTGTAGGTGTTACTTCAATTTCATTTGTAGTTCCTACTAATTCTATCGTAGTCGCTGTGCTTGCCGCGTTGTCTAACTTAGTTTTATCACCGTCTACAAAAGGGCCCTCTGTTGGGGGCTGCTGAGCACTATCAGCTTTTACACCTTGCGCTGCGGTAGCGTAATCAGTAGCGTCAAATTGTTTTACTTGATCTAAATTATTGACTTCTGAATCCATCAATGCTCCCGCTGCAGTTACATTTGCAGTGTCAGTAACATCAGCAGAATCTTCAATATCCCCTAGTTTTATTCTTTCTGCAGAAGTTATAACAGCACCCGAACCAGCTGATGTAACGTCGTTAAGCTCGGTTACACTATGAATAGTCAGGTTTGTTAAGTCAGACGGTTTGTTTTGAATAAACGCATCACTTCCCGTATTAGCTTCATTCCAGTTGGACTGTACATTTACCTCAGCTGATGCAGCTATACTATTTAATTTATTGAGTAAAGCTGTAGTAAAATCTTCAGTTGATAAACCTTTGCCAACCTCTGTATTTTGTTTTGCATCTAAAGCTGCTTGAAGTCCAGATATATTGCTTATACCTAAATTATCTAAAGTATCTCTATTAGCTTCTATATAGTCTACAACCTCCTGCAGGCTATCTAAATCAACATTATCACTTGTTAAAAGTGTATTAATACTGTCTATTAAATCCTTTAATATTTTACCCTGATTAGCAGATAAAGGTACATCAGTCGCTGTAGAGGTTACATTATCTACTACATCCGCATGTAAAAGTCCATTAGCGGTAAAGTTGTTTAAACTAGTTCTTTCCGCATTTGTTATAATTTGACCCGAGCCCGCGCTTGTAACATCACTAAACTCTGTTACAGAATCATCAGAAAAGTCTTGATCAAATACAGCAGAATAATTAGAAACAAAGTATTCTTCGTTTGCTACTATATTACCATTATTAACACGAGGAGTTACAGTCAAAAGTTTGTAAGCCCCGCCATCATGATCAGCTACGGCTGTTACTTCTAAAACACCGTATGTATCAATATTAGTTTTTTGTACTATTCTGATAAAGCTATTTAATGTGTCATCTAAATAGTTAGCTATAGAATTGCCATGCTTATCTAATACAGATATATATATTTGGCTAATACCACTAAATGGCGAATTAGCCGCAGCGCCTGCGTTGAGGTTTATAATACCTCTTGGGTTTGTTGATCCGGCTTCATAGCTTTTAAAAGCGTAAGAAACACCATCAAAAACATTAACTAGGTCTTCGCTATTAACAAGGCCCATCATAGAATCAATAGTATAATTCTTAGTGGCACCAGTAGCACTGTCAGTACCGACTACTTTATCTAGCTTGTTTAGAGTGCCGTCCTGATCGTACTGTGATATTCTAGCCATTTATAGTTTATCTTTGTTAAATTTATCTATTGCGTTTGAGTATACTTTATCTACATAACTTTTGCGTTTTCCAAAACCACGCTTAGCGGATAAAGGCATGTCTTCTTCGCCTATTAATATTTTATATATTCTATTAATAAGTCTTTTACCTTTGAAAGATACTTTATATTTATTGTGATCGCCTAAGCGCCCATTGCCTTTATGTATCTTTTCTACCCACTCTTCTCTCTGCAAACGATAAAATCTTTGCCTATCCCAATGATAGTACATAGTACCGTTTTGAAAGTCTTTTATAGTAAAGTATTTGATGGGATCTAAATAAAATAACAATTCTAAATCTGATATTGATATATTGTTTTCTTTACAAGCCCAGCGAGACACAAGCCTGTAATATTTAAGAAAGTCAACTTTTAGTTCGCCTCGCTCTAAAAAATCGCTTCTATCCATTACAATACTATTATAACATCTTGCTCTTGTATAACTTTATAAATATCTTTACCAATCTCTATATTATGCCCAGCATGTCTGTCATAATATATTTTGTCATTTATATTTACACCCTCTACCGCTGTGCCTACAGAAATAACATCTGCAGTACGGTATCTTATATCTTCACGGTGGTTTTCTGCAAGTAGCAGCCCGCCGTCTGTTTTCTTTATATCTTCTTTTATCTCAGAGATAATAATGTATCTACCTATTGCCTTCACCTTCTCTTACGTTTGAAATTACACAATCGGTTGAAAGAATAGTAGTAGCTACAGATATGGCATTTTGAAGTGCCGACTTAGTAACAAGAAGAGGATCAATAATACCCGCTTTGCGCATATCCTTAATTTTGCCATCTATAACATCTACACCGCTTCCCCATTTACCTAATCTAGTATACTCTGCAGAGTCTAATCCTGCATTACTAAGTATAAGTAAAAAAGGTGCGTATAAAGATTTTTTCAATATACTTACACCTTTAAGCTCGCCGGAGTTAAGTTTCATTTGCCAATCGGAGTTTGCTACGTGAACAAGCGCAGAACCACCACCTGGAAGTATACCTTCCTTCTTAGCGGCTCTTACGGCGTGTATAGCATCGTCAACTCTATCTTTCTTTTCTGAAACTTCGACATCTGTGTCTCCGCCTACATATACTATAGAAACTCCGCCTGACAATATAGCCAACCGGTTTTCGATATGAGGGCGCATTACATGGTGCTCTTCTTCGTCTAACTGCGCTTTTAAATAATCTACGCGTTCTGTAACTTCTTGTGATACTTCTTTAATAGCAAGAGTAGTACCATCATTATCTATGATAGCCTTATCGGCCTGTCCTAACACTTCTGGGGTGATGTTGTCTAATGAGTCACCTAAGTTCTCATCAATAACAGTAGCACCCGTTAGAAGGGCAATATCATCTAGTATGTCCTTACGCTTCAGCCCAAACGACGGAGGATCTATGATATTACACTTAATATTGCCCTTTACGTGATTCATTGCTAAAGCTGACACTACCTGCTGTTCGCAAGGGGCAATAAGCAATAACGATCTGTTGGACTTGATCGCATGCTCTAGTATTGTTTGTATTCTTCTTATATTAGTTACTTCAGACGCGCATAAGAATACTAATGGCTTGTCTAGTTCACTTACTTCTTTTTCTCTATTGGTATAGAAGTGTATACTTTTTGATGTAGCATTAATATGTGTTCCATCTACTACATCTATGTACGTTTCGTTACTAGGAGATGTTTCCATTGTAACTACTCCGTTATCTCCCGCGGATTTAAATGCTTCCGCTATAAAGTCACCAAGCTCAGTGTCATTATTGGCTGATATTCTAGAAACTTGGTTTAATCTTTTATCATCAACGGGAACACTTCTTTTTTCTAATTCTTTTATAGTATGCTTTGCAAAAGCTGAAATACCATTTTTAATATCTCTAAAAGAATATTCTTCTCCCTTTTGATTAAAGTAATTATAAATTATAGCTTGCGCTAATACTGTTGAGGTTGTTGTGCCATCGCCTGCCTTAGATGCAGTTTGGCGAGAAGCCTGCTTAAGCATAGTAACGCCCAGGTTTTCTACTGGGTCTTCTAAATTAATGTAGTTTGCTACAGTAACCCCGTCTTTAGTAACGTGTGGATTACCAAAGTCATCTTCAAGAACTACCGTTCTTCCTGATGCACCGAGTGTACTACCTACTGCTTTTGCTAGTTTATTAATGCCGTCTATTAGTTTTTGCTTAGCATCTGTACCGAAGCTAAGTTCTTTAACTATTTTAGGCGATCCGAATTGTATTGCCATTTAATTTAATTTGATTTGATTGATATAAGTTATATTAGCAGTTCCATTTACGGCGTGCTGCTTTACCACGCTCTGACTTCCAGCTTCTCGATCTGGCACAAAATGATTTTCTACG